GACATTGGCGTCATCGACGCTCATTATCACGACGCCGGAGTCGCTCTCGGTTGTCTGCCAATTGTGGGAAAGCGCGTCCAACAGCGAATGCAGATCAGACACACAAATAATGTCCCCGCCGACTACGTTGCCATTGTCGATACAGCTCTCGACGGACGCATAGACATTCGCCGCGACCAGGGACCCGGACCCGAATCCACCGGTTTGCTTGGCCAGGCGGCCGTCGGTATTGACGCACGTCCCGAGACCGCTTTTAACATACAGGTAGGACACCTACCGGGTTTCCCACATATCCTGTATCGCCTTGGCGTCATTCATGGTTGCCGGCCGGCCACCCCCATTAAGGAACTGATAGGCTTTTTTCATGTCGGCCCACTCTTCGGCCGAAAGTCCGGCCGACATAAGCCCGGCCTCGACCTGGTTCAAGTTCCAGCCCTTTTTGTTCCTGAAGTCATTGAACTTGTCGAACAGCAGATATGCGTCTCGGGCATTCTCTTCCTGCCACGCCGCACGCAGGTAGGCCACAGCCCTCTGTTCGATGCTGGCCTCTCCCTTGGCGATCACCTCGTCATCAGCCGACACCCCCTCGGCGGCGTCGTCTTCTTCCATCTTGGCCTCAACTTCGGGAACCAGGTCAGATTTCTTGTTCGTCCACTCAGGAAGAGAGGGTGCTACGATTCGCTTTTGCACTTTTCGACCATCGCCGAAAATATATTCCACGTCGCCTCGCCACTCGCCGGAGGCTTGCTCGGTTGGGCCGTTGATTGTGTTGTGATCTACTACGGGCATGTTTCACCTCATTTGTATGTTTTCCAGCGCCCGCGGTGCTTCCACCGAGCGCGGATGAAGCCCATCTGGTTGAGTTTTGCTTTTAGTTTGTCCTTACCCCCGAAGCGGCCCATATGGCTCTGCATGCCGACGAGAAAAGCTGTTCGGCTGGTGCTGCTGGGCTTGATGACAATCACCCCCCAGTCCCATGCGTCCCCAAAAACACCGACGGGAATATGGCGAAGGAACCACACTGTCCGACCCGTCTCCGGGTTGGCGCACAGTTCCTCGTCATCGATCATGAGAAGTAGTGTTCTCGCGCCAACGCGATAACCTTCATGGGATACACCCCCGGTTCTGGACTCATCCAGGACGCCACCAGCATCAGCGTGAACGCCGTTCCGATGACGGTGCAGGCAGTGACCACGGACAGCCCCAGGGCCCAGGACTTAATCTCGGCCTTGATTCCCACCCAGCGCTTCCTCGGCCAGCTTAAAACTGTACGCCTCGCACAGCTTTCGAATCGCAGGGAATATCTCGGCCTGGCATTTCGCCTGGTCGCCTCGATCGCTGAAGAACTGCTCATCGATGGAACGTTGCACGGTCTCACCGTCGACTGTCGCCTCCAGTGTCACTGAAAGGCCGAATCGTTGTTTTGACATTTGCTATCTCCTGAATCTGGTAAATCCCCGGAAGCCGAGCGGCCGCCGGGTTTTTCGTCGCCTTACTCGAAACCTTGTCCGGTAAGGGGGCTGGAAGGGTTTGACTCTGGCAGGTCCACCGGCTGCGTGTCGTCGATGTAGTTCGTCAAAAAGCTCCGAATCTTGGTGAGATGCGAAGTGAACCGACCTTGATCAGGCTCACTAAGGCCATTCGGGGCTCGACGGCTGGCAGACTTTGCCATTTCAGCCATCCATACCCGCATCAGCCTGAGGCAATCGCGCAGCCCCTTATTCTCAGGGCTTTGCACCAGTGTTTTGCCATCCGGGGTTTCGCTACGGTTGGACAAATAGTCGATCGGGTACATCATCGGGTGAGTCTGAGGCGAGTCCGTTTCGGGCTCAGAAACCATCCACTGGAAATAGCGCTCCGCTCGATCGAGATACGATGTCAGCCTGGCGCGGTCGGCCTCACGAAAATCAGTCAAACCAGACGATTGGGATAACAGGCCTTCATAGATTGCCTCGTCGATTTTCTCGATCAAGCCAGCGAGGTCGCTGTTTTCCATCTCGGTGATTGTATAGGGTGTTTCAACGTCTTCTGCCATGGTATTTCTCCTGCCATTGGTTAGGTGCGGCAACAGGCCGCGTTTCATGCGTGGGCAGGCACAGCATTACTCCGCAACCTGCCGCCGCGTAACTTTTACTTCTTGAATTTTGCGACCTTATCCACTCCGAATACGGCCAGTGAAATTGCGATCCAACCGCCAATAAACCAGTTGGGCAGCGTGTGCATGAACGCGAACGCCGCAATGGTGTTGTCGTGAAGCGGAGGAATAAACGCGGACACTACGGGGTAGCCCCAAAGGATCACGATGAGTTCGTCTTTCCAGCTCGAGCTGTGGCTTCGGATCCTCTCCAAATTCGCCTGGTGCCTGGCGTCCGCGATCTCCCGGCGGTTCTTCTGCCAGGTGCCCAGTAGACCGGCGATTGGTGCAATCAGCGCAGTCCAGGCCATCAGGTCCGATCCATAAATTTAGCGGCGCCGTACAAGGCCAGTACAGAGCCGGACAGGGCAATGAATTCTCCGCCTGTCAGGTGCCCAGTGAACAACGCGACACCGCCCACCCCCGTGAAAATCGCCGCCAGGAAGAACTTGCGCTCGCGAAAAGTGCTCGGAATCTTATCCACCGCCAGTCTCCTGCTCATTGAGCATCACTCTTCCCCGATTTTCTTATTAATCAGGCGATTCGCCAGCGCACGAATCCACTGGCTACCCATGAACCCCACCGAACCACCAATAAACAAATACCAGGACTGGTCGTAGCCCATTGCCACAAGGGCTGAGCCGAAAGTGACGGTGATGGATCCACATATCGCCGATTCCAGAAAAATCCGCAGCGGCCTGGTTTCCTCCTGGTCGTACACAACCCGTAAGACGGAAGTGAGAATGGCTAGCATGGCTCCACCTATCCACGAGTGCTGGCTCAAAAACTCGTGTACTGCAGTTGGGAAGTCGAACATGTCAGATCCTTGTTTTTACTGGCATGTCGCGCCGTGATTGAAAAAGGCGCCAGTGAGATTCTTCCGGAAAACCTGGCGCCGGCCTGGACTTTCAGATGACCAATAGGAGTTGTCCGGCCTGAATGTTCCAGCCACGCGCAACTGATGCGCGCTCGAGGGCGCATTTATGCTTTTCGGTGTGGTGGCTGGAAGGTGGTTGCGGGGCCGGAGTTGCACCGACAGCGGTAGGGATATGAGCCCTGTGCCCTTCTACAAGTCCCGCCAATAAAAAACCCCACAGTACTTTGGCTCCCGCTTCTTGCAGGGACGTTTCGTGTGGGGCGCTATGCAACCCTGTTCCCAGGGGCGGCCATGCGACGAAACACATGGCGTGGAATGCCCTTTTCACAGCACTGGAGGACAACCCAGCTCGCGGATATGTTCACTGCCCGCATTTCAACTGGCACAAAAAAACCCACGCGGTGGTGGGTTCTCGGTGGGTCAGGGGAAATAACCCATACTAGAAAAAAACTATACAGAAACGGTCATAGGATGACCACCCCCCAATTCCACTTTTTTCAGCTGCCTCCAAATGTGCGCCACACCAACCGCTTCGTAACCCTGTAGCTTCGACACGTAAAAGTTCACCAATCGCTCCCAGTCCCGGCGGTACACCGCGCGCGACACCCCCGCCATGGACGCACAAAGCCTGATACTCATGTGTCGGCGCCCTGAGTCACACGCCTTGCAGTCCCTGTACCGGAACGTCCCGGTGCCGTTACAATTCGGACACAGTGGGCCCTCGGTGGCTTGGTGCACCACAATCAATGCCAGATTTCGGGCGAGCTTGATACCGGGATCCCGCTCATCGCTGAAGGTCTCCAGAACAATATCCCAGGCAACCCCCTCAACAACCCGTTTCATCATTGAAGCATCGCCGCAAAATTTCAGCCGCATGAACTCGTAGATCCGGTGATCCAGCCCAGCCAGCGCAGCGGCCACATCACTTTCGGAGATTTCAACCGCACCCCCGAATCCACCCCCGGTGAACTGCACGCCATGCGCGGTGAGCTTTGCGAGGAGTTCAGCACTCACCACGATACCTCACGCCTGCAGACCTCCAATTCCTCGTGCCCGGACCTCGTGTCGAATAGCATCGCAAAATGCAGCGATGCGAACCGATTGGGGCGTTTCGGGAAACTGGTTTGTGGATTTGGCCGCCAGGTACAACGCACAATCCTTGGCCGACACCGTGTAAACCATCATCACAAACTGGTCCGATTTTCCGCCCATCGCTGTACGGATCTGTTTGTACAAATCCCGGTAGTACTGGTTTGGAGTAAATGTCACAGCCTTTGCCTCCGATGCCATAACCACCGCCAGCACCAAAAAAGCCGCGACCAACACCCTCTTTGCCCCGATCATATTGTTATCAGCCCCTTGTCCAGCAATATCTGCTGCGTTCGAATTACACCCCGGTCAAAAGCGGCCTGAAACTTCAGCGCAGAGTGCTGCGTCCGGCCGTCCACCGCGTCGTGGCAACTACTGCAACCGTAGGCACCGAACAAATCGGGTTGCTTTCTGCCCATGCCACCCCCGGGAAGATGGCAGAACACTGTTGTCTCCGGATCGCCGTTGCACAGTTCTGTGCGTATTTGGCAATCTTCGCCTCTGGCGCTGTCAGTTATCTTGCTCACTCGGTCAATTTCGGTTCAAAGACGCAGCCACTCTTTCGCCAATGGTCTCCGCCTCGATCAGTTCATCCAGGTACTCCACCGCGGCCTCGAGATTGCTGGGGGACCCGTTGGAGTTCCATGTCCAGACACACTCGATGATGCAGGCCTCGTCACCCCCGATGTCGTTGGCAGCACAAAACTCCCTGGCAGTGATTGCGACGCTGTGTCCCCAGGTCGAGTACATGAACGCCCCACGTATCTTCAGGAACAGCGCCATATACCAGGGCGAACCCATGATCAGTTGCAGGCAGTGGCGCGCCTTGCGCAGATCCTCGACACCGTTCTTTGACCTATGGCGGCAAACGTACTTGATCACATGGCCCTCAAAGTGACCCATCGCGTTGGACAGGATGAAGTCCGCCAACTGAATCTTCATGTCAAGGTAGTGCGTACCCCCTACCTGTATCTCTGTGGCCATCATTCGGAAGTGACTCCTCAAATTCGGTGCAGCTTCTGAGATATCTTTTTCAGGACCCGGCATTCACCCTTCGACATCTCGTAATTCGGCGGCCGATGTGCCATGCGGGAGATAAACCGACCCTCCCACCGGTTCAACCTGCCCGGCTTCGCCCTCGCGTCCGCTATGATTTCGTGTTGCTCCCGGGTCACGCCCGCACCCCCGTTGTTTCATGTGAAACGGGAAAATTCACAAGTTCCACGGACTGGGCTTGCCGATATTCGGTGACCGTCATACCCATGACCTGGCGAAAGAAGTGCAGGAAACTATCTGTGTCGGTAAACCCCACTGCATCAGTGCCGCGATCAACGCTGAGTCGGCCACCCCCGGCCAGGAACCGTTTCAGGCGGGAAACTCGCTCCGCACGCTTTTCGTTTTTCCAGGTAGTCCCCAGTTTCGAAAGACGGTAGTAAATCGTGTTGTAGGGCAGCCCTACAGCTTCGGCCACATCGTCCTTGTCGGCATAGGCAAGGTCGGCCGTGGCCAGGAATTCACGGACCCTGTCCAGGGTTTCCTGTTTGGTCAGCCGATGCATTTCGGATACCAGCGACTGACCCGCTTTCCGGTGATGCGGCAGTTCTTCCAGCCATGATGCATTGCCCAGTCATTCAAGCGCTTCATGAGCGAAGGAGCATCCGGAAACACCAGGGGTTTACCCAGGCGCTCGCATTCCGCCTTGTGGGCGGCGAACAGTTCTTGGTACGTGGCGCCCTCGTTCAGTTCGAGCAATCGATTGAGAACTTTCTTGCGGTGCTCCCGCGTGGGCGATGTCTTCACCGCGCGCGCCGCGGCGTGGGAGCTTTCCGGGTCAGTTCTGCGTGCGATAGCGGTCATGGGCCTCCTGGAAAGCGGGTTCGTAATTCATACCGACAGATTGAGCGAGACGGCGCCGGAACTCGTAAGCCTGCCGCTCAGCGGCCTCAAACTGGCGGACACACCAGTCCCTGAACAGCCGCGGCCAGTCGCTGTGCTGGATCTCCAGGCCCATGAACCACGTCACGAAGACATCACGTGCCTGGATGACCAGATCCACGGGAATGCTCATCGCGTTGAGCTCGACCAGGGTGGCGTCCGGTGGCTGCCAGGCATTGGTCAGCGGGCGAGGCTGGTTGGCGACGACCTGCAGCATGAACGCTTTCGGGTCACCGGTGGGCTGGGACAGGATCGACACGACGACCGCGTCGAGCGTTCGGTTAGTGCCGACCCGGGATTTGCACATGCCCAGGAATTTTCTCGCCGCCTGCTCCTCGATGCCGTACAGCCCGAAGAAATACGCCCCCCTGTCGAAAATCAGTTTCTCAGCGGAGGGATTTTGGTAATCACGCCCGATGGCATCAAACGAGTTATCCACAGGATTGGCCGCGAAAGCGGCTGATCCGATAGGATCAGAACTGGTCTGTTGGTTTATTGGTTTGTTAACACTGGTATGTTCATATGAGAGTTGCCCGCCACGGTCAAGTTGACTGTTGCCCGCCACGGGCAACTTGGCTTCCGGTTTATGTTCTGGAAAGTCAACTTGCCCACCTTGGTCAACTTGACCGTCTGGTTCCGTTTCCTGTGGATCAACAGGGTCAACTTGACCGCCTTGGTCAACTTGCCCTTCCCGGTCTAATTTGATGTGCTCAGGGACGGTCAGCTCATAGACTTTGGGGCCGCGTGGGCCTTTCTTTTTCCCCTTTCTCAGCCAGCCCTTGCTCTCCAGTTTGGTGGTCATTCTCGAGACCAGGGTTTTATTCGCGTACCCTGCACGCTCCTGAATCGATTCGAGCCGGGGCCAGACGGTGTTACAGCTTTTGTCGCGGAAGGAATACAGCACCGAGAGCATGCGGTATTCGGCATTGGTCAGCCGATCGTCATAGAGCGCCTCAATGGGCACCAGGGAGAACCTGTCCTTGACAGCACTCAAGCGCCACCCCCGGGGTAATGAAGAGTAAACACCGAGCTGTACCCCGGCCTCGGCTTCACTGATATGCAGCCAGCTTCCTTCAAGGATTTAATTGCGCTGGGAACAGTCTTCTTATTGAGCCCGGTCCACCTCACGATAGAGCTGGTCGGCGGCCAACAGCTGTTGGAATCGCAGCCGCAAACGCAGGCAAGGTAGACCAGGAGAAGCTTTGCCGGCGAAGGAAGATCAACTTGCTCCCAAGCCCATCGAATGGCCTCAGGATTCACCTGCCACCCCCGGGCCCTGAATTATTACTGTGTCTCACTCTGTCCCCTTTTTTGTTCTTGCGCCGGCCTCTCCCGGCAGTCAACGCTATTCCAGCCCGGCCCTGAGCTCCTCGATTCTTGACTCAAGCCGGGCGATTTCGTCTTCCTGGTCAATGCTGTATTTTTCGAGAAGATAGAAAACGGGGCGCAGGTCGTGCGTGACCTTCAGCCACTTCTCCAGATCGTCAAGCGTGAAATTCCGCGTGTCTCCCGGCGCCGGGCAGAGCTTCCGACGCAGCTCGCTTGGGCTTAATTCGAGGTCCGCCGCGAGATATTTTTTAAGCTTCCCATGCTGTTGCAGATAGTCTGGGATGACTCTGTCGTCTATGTACTCTCGGCAGGTCTCCCACTGCGCGTGGTGCACCGGCTCAAAGTTCATGGTCATCTGCGTAGGCATAAGATTGTTTCCGCTAACTTCCGACACTTTCCTTAACTTTCCGGTACGTCTTCGGGTACAAAAAAACCCCGTCCCAAAACGAGGCTTTGTTTTATGCGCTGGTGGTGCGCCGGATCGGCCGCACTTCCTCCAGCGCCACGGTTCCGTCATCTTGCTCAGTGACGTAAACCTTTCGATCGGACTTGAGCATTTGCCATATGGCACCCTGAGACAGGCCTGCACGCCTTGCAGTCTCGGATTGCCCGTGGGCACTTACGTATTCGGCTAGTGTTTTCTGCGTCATGCAGACGATATTAGCGCCGCTATTATTTGTATGTCAATAGCGCCGCTCGTTGATAATGAAAAAGCGGAGCTATTAACTATGCAGATGTCTAGAGAGAAGCCCCCACTCACCCCCGAAGAGCGCGAGGAGAAGCGCAGGCTCGCAGCCCTGTTCGAGGCCAGCAAACCACAATGGGAAGAATCTCACGGCGCCAAGCTGACGCAGACCCTGCTAGCTCAATTAGTGGGTGAAATGACGAAGGGCGAGCCGATTACCCAGGGGGCGATTTGGCAGTATCTCCAAGAGGATCACGACACCAAGCTGAACGCACCTGTAGTACAGGCAATCGCCGCTATTTGTGGATTTGAGCCCAGCGAGGTATCTCCCAGATTTGAACCAAAGGAGTGGCTTCGAGCAACCCTGCAGGCAACACCAGAAATTCCGATCGACGAATTAACCAACGGGCTCAGTGAGGGGGAGATCATCAAGGCGGTATCTCGCTGGGCCGAGGGAATTGAACCAAAGTTGGCGATGAAACTGGTCCAGGTGTTTCTATCGAGAGCGAGCGCTGAATTATGAGTTCAGCAGCCAGCCTGTTCTGTTCTTTGGGCGGGATGTTTTCGAATAACGCTGACAGGAGGCCCCTGCAACACGGCCTTGATGGGGACTCCCCGTAATCCATTTTACCTCGCCTTCAGTACTGTATATATATCCAGTTTAAGGATGGAAGAACAAAGCGACAATAGCCGAACTGCTCAATATTTTTACAATTGGACCATCAAATATGTGACATGGTTCACAAAGCGACAGGTGCATTAAGTACTGGTACGTAGTACGAACTGACTGATTATTTATCATGCGGGTTTTAGCCAGGGAGTGGACAATATGACCGACTCAGTGAATTGCCAGCAATGCGGATCGGAGATGCGCAAGACCAAGAAAGCTGAGAGGAACATGGCTCTTCAGCTCCTGGGAGTTCTTCTGTTTTTTGTAGGCGTAGCGATATGTTTTGTGGTTCCACCGATAGGCGTCGTCATCGGGATAATTGTAATGGTTGTAGCAGCCCAACTCGGCTACTCAAAGAAGAAAGTCTGGAAGTGCGGGAACTGCGGTTACTTCTTCGAACGCGCATGAGCCCCTGCTTATAGAGGGGTGGATATAACGTAGCGTGATTAGACTTATCCACAGCTTGCCAACCTGTTTATATAACCACTTTTTATAACAATTTAACTTGAACATCTCCCTTTATTATCATAGATTTAG